CGACAAGGCACCCGAGAAACAAGACGACAAAGCCGACAAGCCCACCGAGAAACCGGCGGGCAAGGGCGGCCGGTCGTTCGGAAGGTAGCACTCGGTAGCAACGGAGATGGATCAACATGACCTGGACATTCGACCCGACCGATATGTCAACGGACTTGTCGAGAGTCAGGTCAAACATTGGCGATGTAATTGAGAAGGACCCGTTCCTAACCGACGAGCAGATCGCGGTGTACCTTGCAGCGACTCCTGATGTGACAATGGCGTCAATCAGTGCAATCAGGACTGGCATACTCCCGCTGATTGCCCGTCGGGTTGACAGAAGTGGAACCGGCTATTCTGCATCGCGCTCCCAGATGACACAGCACTACAAGGATTTGTTGCGCGACCTCGAACTTGAGTCGTCAAACAATGCAACGTCGACTTGGGGCGGGACTTCAATCAGCGAGCGCGAGACGTTGGAAGAGGATACGGACTTTGTTCCCCCTTACTTCCGTGATGGCGAAAATGTCAATCAAGGTTGATATCTCTCAGGACCTGGGGGTCTTCCTCAAAAACGTTGTGGCCTCAATCGACAAGGATGGGATCAAACGGATGTTGCTCGCGGCCGAACATGCAACGGGCGAGATCCGAAGGTCCGCGCCGCATGATAGGGGCGGGTTGATCCGGTCATTCAAGGCCACAATGTTGACCTCGCAAACTCTCGGAATTCTGCGTTCGGGCGGTGTTTCAGATCTAATCTATACGAAAATCCAAGACGAGGGCGGAACGATTACCGCCAAGAAGAAATATCTCGCCATCCCGGTTGGAGACCGTGCACGATCTGTTGCGGGGTTGTGGCCTCGGGACTGGGCCGATGGCGATCTGTTCTTCTACACCACGAAGTCTGGAAAGCCAGCACTTGCCAAGCGAGACGGGGCACCCGGCAAGGATTTTGTCCAGTACGTTCTAAGGAAGAACGTCAAGATCAAACCCACGAACTACCTGAAGGCCGCCGCGTTGAACGCGGAGCCAGAAATTGCCGCCATCCTTGGAGACCAAATCCAGATCTCGATTGACGAGGTCGACAAGTAGTGGCCACTCCCGCACGCACTGGGATCTTGCTCGATATCCTATCGACGCTCCAAGGCATCACCGTCTCGAATGGCTACAATACTGAAGTGACGGCGGTCGGCACGACCTTGCTATCACGCGAAGAGGCCAGGCTCATTGGGGAACCTCCGGTCCTTTGCTTCGGACCCGGCAAGGATATCCCAACCCACATGGCGTTTGAGGATATGCGGGTTGTAATGCCGGTCGTGATTCTCGGATATATCGAGGAGACAGAGTGGGCGGATCGAAGTGCCAAGCTGAATTTGCTGATTGATGACATTATCGCGGTTCTGTCCGTCGATACGACAAGGGGCGAGAATTGCGTGAGTACCTACTTCTCCGGGTTCGATACAGACGAGCAGGACCCCGACGCAGCAACCGGGTTAAAGGACGGCGGTGGAACTTGTATCGTCGAGTTGTCGATCCCGTATTATCGGACCGTAAACGCAAGCTGAGGATCAAAATGAGCGATATGATTACATTCCAACCGACCTCGAAAACGGCAATGATTCGCATAGACGGATCAAAGAGGATTAGATCTGGCGATGTCATACGGCGAGGCGAGATCCCGGATGATGCCTTTGAATACTTTTCAACACTCCCGTCGTTCGGTGGTGACCATGGGGCGTTTGTTGCCGCACGTATCGCCCGCCGTAACCCAACGCTCGAAACCGTTGAAGTGAAAACCAAACCGAAAAGCGAAGAACCGGGGAGCCTGTTCGATTCCCGTGAAGAGGAGATCTAGCCATGGGAGCAGCAACCGGCAAAGCCCATATTCTAGGGCGCGAGCAACAGTTTTTCGCGAACCCCGAAACAACTCCGGGTCAGTATTCCGCACCCGCAACCGGGGATTCGATCAACGTTCTAACATCAACATTCACACCGAACGTCAAACGGAATAGTCGTGTCTCATCGTATTCCGCACACCGAGATATCACCGAACGGACAACCAGCAAATCGGAGCACTCTTGGAGCGTAGAGGGAGAATACACACCGAGTGGGACCAAGGACGTGCCGCCCGCGTTTGGCGACTTGATCCAAGCGGCACTTGGGGTCGAGGCAATCGGCGCGGACGAGGTCACATACTCAACCAACTCCGTCCAAACAATCACAACACTGACAATCATTCGACAGTACCAAAGCCTATGGCAAGAGGCGATGGCGGGCGCATGGGTCGACGAATTGACAATGAAGTTTGCCTCTGGGGTCGAACCGTTAATCAGTCTATCAGGCGGTGCAATGGACTACGCTTCTACCGGCTACTCAACAACCGACGGGGCATTGTCGGGGGGCGAGTCAGCCCTTGCGGTTGCGGCCGGGGATGGCGTTTCGTTTCATGATCCTCAATCGGCGGCGGTCTATGCCCGGTCCCTTATCACGGTCGGATCTTCCGCGGGCCATGAGGTCACCGCTCGAACGGTCGACGCACTGACAATTGGAAGCGCAATTGTCGGGGCGCAGAGTAGCGGCGTGAGTGTGGTCCCATATACGCCAACCCATACAGATGTTGGTTCGCCCATTGCTGGCATCACGGGCGGGTTGTCGTGGGATTCGCTTGCGTTCGCTTTGACCGCGTTCGAGTTCACGGTGAAGAACAACCACAAGGCCGCGGCCGATCATTGCTTTGTTCCTCATACCGATGATGTGATTGCCGGTGCAAGACGAACCATCACGGGCAAGTTCTCCGTCAAGATGAGGCAAGATTTCATCAACAAATTCTTGGCCCGGCAAGACTTCGCAACCAAGGCCCTTTCTGTATGGACCGGCGGGGCGGCAGAGTCAGGCACTAGGCTAGAGGTGGATCTCGGGTATTGTGAACTTGACTACACTCCCGCGAACATCCCGGCAGAGGAAGAGGGAACTCTCGATTTTTCGTTTCAGGGATTAGGATCTGCCGGGAATGATGCAATCGAATTGGTTAGCACGTAACGCGGGAAACCCGCACCATAAGGGGCTTAAATGGGCATTGATAGAGCAGTGTTGGAAGAGTGGGAAGAGTATGTTCCAGACGTTGAGGGCCAGCGTGAGTTGTTTCTCGACGAGCCTATGGAGGCCGTTACGGTGGAACTCCGTCGGGTATCCAAGGCGGAACTCAAACGATACCATCGGGCATCAACACGCGCCTCGAATGGTGGAACGCTCACAGACGCGGACCTGAAGCTTGCCCGTGATATGTTTGTCGACCACGTGAGAAACGTCAAGAATTATAGGATCGGCGGTGTAGCGGTTTTGGACGGAGGGGAGTTGTACGATACCGACGATATCGACTTGATCCGTGATATCTCTACCGCCTTAGTTAATAGAGGGGTGCTTGACAAAGGACTCGCAAAAAAGTTGAAGCCACTATGCGGATCTTGCTGCTCGGGCGAGAGTGCCATGATTGGCGGTGTTCCGCTTGTGACGACTCAATCAGTCCAGACGACCCCGGAGGCATAACCGACGATAGAGAAATGCGACTCCCCGACGCCGTTAAACGCCAACAAAGGAATTGTGAGAGTGAGACAAACCCGGGGTTTCATTTATGGTGGTGGCCAGAACGCAAGTTATGCCCGCGTCGAGATATCGATGAGGAGGCTCAAGAGCTTGTGTTGTGGTGGCTCGATTGGAAAACGTTTGGGTCAATGCCGTTCAGTGGAAATGATGTGATGGCCCAACCCGCGATCGTGTATTCAGTTTTGACGTTGTGCGAGGCGGTATCGAAAAAACTCGAACGCCTGAAATACGACCACGAAAAGAGCGCGGCACCATGACAGAAGTCGGGATCATAATAACGGCGGACGACAAGGCTAAGGCCGTTCTCAATGCGGTTGGCGCGGCTGGCAAGGCGTCACTTGACGGGATAAGGAAATCGGCGGCCTCTGCCGGCAAGGCACTAGAGGTGTTCGCCATTGCCGCAACCGGGATCAATCAGGCGATGGAGCTTGGCAAGAAAGCCGTCGAGATATTCCGGGCTGCAATCCTGGACTCCATGACCGCCATGGTTGAGTTCCGGGGCGAGACAGATCCGATATCTCAAGAGTTCGCGGCAATGAATCGGGAGGCGTCGCACCTTCGGGCAACGCTCGCCAATACATTGACGCCGATTTTCCTCGGGTTGCGCGATGCAGTGAACTCAACCGGAAATCAATTCGTCGAGTTGTTACAGAAGAACAAACAGCTGATTGCAACGAATATCACGGTGTTCCTGGCTGATACAGCGAGAGTGCTTATCAAGGGGGTAGCGTTCGGGTTTGTCCAAGTGTCCCGGGTTGTGAGCGGGCTGATTGAGCTTTTCCATTTATTAAAGGCCGGGGTGGAAGCGTCATTCTCGTTTATGCTCGAGGGGATAGCGTTACTGATTGACGCGCACGCCGCCTTTCTCGGGTCTATCCCGGGGATAGGTGGAAAAATAAAAGAGGGTCTTGATATTGCATCGGGGGCGGTGCGCGGACTTGCGGCAGAGTTCGCAAAGTCAGCCGGTGATAGTGTTTCAGCGATCGAGGACCAGATTGCCGCGCAAGACGAACTCGAAAAGAAAATCCTGAAATACAAGGATATAGCGGTCGACTTCGTTGGGACCGCGGAAGTGGCGGTTCTGAAACGGATCAAGAAAGGTTGGTCCGACGTTACCCTAGAGGTCCAAAAAACTGCCGAGGCACAAAAGAAAATCGCTCAATCGGTTGGCGGACTTGACGGACTCACGTTCGAGATTGACGCCTTGTCCAAGAAACAGCTCGAATTGTTTGAATCGACCAAGATTGTTTCCGAATCGATGATGAGTATGGGCGACACGTTCGGTCAAATGATCAAAGATATTCATGAGGGTCAAATAACCATGAATCAGGCGCTACAACAAATGGGCGCGTCGTTCCTGGTCAATATGCTGGATATCGCGGAACAGATGATTTTTATGTGGGCCGCGGTGTCCGCCGCCGAAATGCTCGCGAAGGGCGCGGTGTTCGGTCCGCTAGGGATCGCAATAGGTGTGGCCGCCGCTGCAACCATTTTCGGGCTCGTAAAGGCTTACGCGAGCCAATTGCCACAAGCCGCAATGGGTGGAGTTATTGGAAGCGGAGCACCCGGAGCGGACACACAGGCAATCCTAACCCAACGTGGGGAGGGCATACTCAAACCCGGTCAAACGGAAATAGTCCAACGCCTTGCCGACAATGCGGAGCGCGGCAATGGTGGTGGTGGTTCCACCGTCATTCACGTCGAGTTCAGTTCGATTGTTCCCGCAACCTCTGCGGACACAGCAAGGGCGGCAAGGGAGATTAGCAAGATGCTCAAGCGAACCATGGCACGTGGCTACTGATGGCCAACGAATGGACCTATGCGGCGCTTGCGGCGTGGGAGACGGCCGCTAGGGGCAACGACTCGCCCTTGCTTATCAATCAATCAATTCCCGCCAACCCTGACGTTGTGCGTTGGTCTGAGGAGGCCGGGGGCGCGATAGGCTCGACGGACAGAACCCTTGCCGCCAACCCCGCCGCAAGAGCGTTCGACGGGTTTTGTAATGTGATTACAAAACACGACTCGACCAATGATGATATCTGGTATCTTGTTTTTGACTTCGGAATTGGCGGGATTGATTTCGACGTATTCTCCTCGATTGGCGACAACTGGGGAACACTTCTTATTGATGCACTGACCTTGGAGCTAGATAATGGTGGTGTTGCGTATCCGACTGCCCCCTCTTCCCCTGACGGAACGTTTGCGAATGTGGTTTCGATTCCATTGGTGGCTACTCCTTCGGACGATACGCGGAGAATGGTTTTAGATCTCGACCACACAGGGGCAAGCGCGACTTATCGATATTCGGGCGTAAGGTATGCGCGGTTGAAGTTCGATAAATCTGGCACCAATATCACGCCCGAGATAGCGGAGATCTTCCTTGGCCGATCGTATCAGTTGAAACACACACCACAAGGGGCGTTCGACAAAACCTCACTGCATGACGAGCGGTCGGACATTACGAGAACCAAGTCAGGGATCAATCAGTTGATGATTTACGCGCAAGGGCGGTTTGAACTCTCGGCAGATCTGCTCGCATCAGAAGATGACCCGATCGATGCAATCATTGCGTGGTTTAAGTCGTCAGGCGCTCCGCTTATCTGGATCTGGCAACCAACGACCTCCCCGGAGCTATGGCACTTTATGACCCGCTCCGTCGGCTCATTGCAATTCCCGGCCGACCCTGGAGGGTGGACTGCCCGCACAACGACAATAGGGGCAGTTGAACAAGGCCCCGAAGAACATTATCTTAAGGCGTCGGTCTAATGTCGTTGTCACCTACCACGGCTTGGACTGCCACGATGTTGCGATCTGACGTTCGGGTTAGGTTTTGGATCGACATTTACGACGGCACAACCCATTGGCAATGTTTAACCGGGTCCGTCGACGCGTCAAGCGATCTGCGGTCTAGTACCTACCCCGTGGGGGCTACGGTAGTGAGTCCCGTCGGTATCAGGCTCGATCCGTTTTCGAGGAAGGTACAAATCGACGAGTTGTTTATTGATTTCAATGACAACTGGCTAAGACCGATCGTGGTCCAGAATCGCCTAAAAGGCCAACGCGTCAAGGTTAGGGTTGGGGCGGCTTGTCTCGACTCTGCCGATTTCCTGGATTTGTTTGAGGGCCCCTTGCACTCGGTTATTCCGTCGGGTGATGGGTTGCTCCTACCCGTAAGTGTATTGTCGCCAATAACGGTTCTCGAAAACACGAAAATCACAGGCTATTGGTTGAACAAGCACCCGTTCGAGGTGCTTTA